GTTATGTGCTTGGCATTGGACAAAGCGGTACGACAGGAAAGGTCTTGTCAGGTTGGCTGAATCCCTCAAGGAAATGGGGTTGGGTCCAAAGAAGGGCGAGAACACTGCGACTTGGGGGGCCAGATGTCGATCTCATCTAACGAAACTAAAACTGGCCAAAGACCTGCATCTGGCGTAACCAAAGCAGAGTCCCTTGGATATCGAAAACCTAAATATATAGAAAGGAAAAAGCCGACACAGTTCAATAGTAAACGAGAGAAATGGCAGTACATGCAGGATCATGGGCTGTCGGAGATATACCAACTCGTCAAAGATATATTTGGCGATATCGGTGAACCTGAGATATTCATTGCCCCGGTCGAGTGATCGGGGTTTTTTTATATGAGCGCGCTTGAAGAAGAATTGGCATTGCAGATAAAAGCAGAGGGTCTGATTGAACCCAAGCGCGAATACCGATTCCATCCTGTCAGGAAGTGGAGGTTTGACTTCTATTGGCCAGATGTTATGTGCCAGCAGGGATGGTTTGGTGGTGTTGCATGTGAGGTCGAGGGTGGAACCTACATTGGAGGGCGGCACACAAGAGGTGCTTCCTTTGAAAAAGATGCTGAAAAATACAACGAGGCGGCGTTGATGGGCATTCTGGTTCTGCGTGTCACTGGCAAGCAAGTCAAAAACGGACTTGCTATTGAATGGCTAGGGAGAGCGTTATGCCTGAAGGGTTTCCGTCAGCCTACACAGCAGTTGGATGGGCCTATCGAAGAGTAAATACCCCGATAATTACTAAACCGTCCATCTTCTATATGGGAGCAAAAACGAGGATGGATTTTAATCCCACACTAACACCGTGGGACAAGGTGGCCGAGGCCGCTTTTATTCTCAAGAACTTGGAAAGAGTCTGCAAGCCTATGGAATTGCTGGCCGTGAGGCTGTATTTCTGTGGTGATGAGGGGTCTATGACCACGGCTTTGGCTACATATCTTAGCCGCAGAATCCACAAGGATCGGTGGTTCGTCAGGGACGCCTTGCTTCAGTGGTCTACTGGACGACCCCAACATACGACCCGATGGTGGGCTAAAAGGTACAATATTGGTCAGGCCACAGTGGTCAGATGGTCTAAGAAAATCAGGGGGGAGGTGGATATAGCCTTCAAGAATGGCTTGAACAAAGCCGAGGAAGCCCTTGAAGAATCAGGACATATCGTCAGATTGTGAGCGGTTCAGGGGCATACCCCAAATGGTATAATAGAAACATGGGGAAGAGTGTTTTATAAAACTTGTTCTAAGAAAGTCCCCATTTCGTTTTTGCAATTTATTTTTATCCTATTCTCTCAACATGTTGGCATGAACCCAGATTAAAAAAAGGGAGGGCTTTCGCCCCCCCCCCGCTTTCTTATAAACCGCGCGCGGCGGCTTCAAAATCGGCTAGGTTGAATTCCTCTCCTCTGGTTCTAAAGAAACCATTATAGTGAGGATGGGTTTCCATAAACTTACGGCTATACCATCGCGACCATTTGTTAGACAATTTGAACTGACCGCCTTCGTCTATCTCCGTTTCCCATCTTAACCTATGGAATACGGCCCTAGCGGAGTAGTGTTTTTTGCCTGACGAGATCGTCTCGAACGTGAATTTTTCGAATCGTTCCCAGATTTCTGGATGCTCCAGATCGAACTCATCGAATTTCCGTTTGCTAATTTCAGTCATAAATATTTCCTCAGTCAAAAACGTGAGTGACGGGGATAATCGGCAACATGCGAGGTATCTGCCGTGACGTTGCTAATCTAACGACGCCCCGTCTCGCCGTGCTTTTGCTCACGGCAGTTCGGTTAATGACGCAGAATGTAGTGCCTCGTACCCACCCACCTCAAAAGAGGTGAAGTACGAACAGCCACTCATTCCCAAGGCTAGAACAAGCAAAATTACTTTCATCTGATTCTCTCCCTGTAGTTTTCGTGGAGTCCGGTGCGCTTCCATCTGTCTCTCGCTGTTTTGCCGGGTCTTGAAACCCCGGTTTTCTCAAAACATGTTGAGTGCCAAGTTGGTAGCGACCCCATAGACGAGCGTTGTGCCTGTGTCATGTGGTACTTGAGCGTACCCGGCAGATCGCCACGATCATTTGGTTTGGTCTGCTTTCTCATCTGAGTTCCTCTTGGATGAACTTTCTGGCAACTTCTTGAATAACCAGTTGCCTGATCCAAGCCGACAGGTTCTGACCATTGCGGGTGGCGCATGTTTCCGCCTCTGTCCGCAGGTCTGGATCGAGAACTGTCGTTGTTCGGACCCTGTTTGTGGTATCGGACCATCGATCAGCCCGGTCGTTTAGGTGCGTAACGTAGTCTTTCATGTCCATTACGTTATATTACCACCTTAGCCTTGTATAGTGGTGCTTTACCTTTCCAATTAGCCTCGACCATCGAGGCCATGAGAAGTTCCTTCAAGGCTTTTTCATAACCATGACCGACACCTGAGTACTTGCCGATGGTTGGGCCATCGTGCCAACCCTCGTGGTCGGACATCCAGTTATGAATTTGTTCCCAATCTGGTATGCCCGGTTTCTGCTTTCGAGGCATACCGTGGGGATTCATACGATCATCTTTCTTGCCCTTCTTGAAGGGATTGATGATGTTCTTAGGTTTGTTGGGGCCAAAAGCACCGCCTTTCAGCGATTCAGGCATTTGGTGCTTTGACTTGGTGGCCTTAGTGTTGACCTCTGAAACAGGAAGTTTATTTTCCTGAGTTGGAGGATTGGCAAGTTGTATTTTGCGGAATATGATTACCATTGAACTTTTGGTTGGAACCTTTGTTCCTGTATTCTGCAAGATGTCGTATACATCAACCCTGCCCTGCTTTCTGGCTCGATAACTAACCGATCTATAATTACGCGCCCATTGAGTTGCATGGGCATTAGAAGGGAAGGTTATTATGGTTTCGCCTCTGTCGATTGCCATATTGGCAAGATCGACACATTGACGCATTAGTTCCGTCATGTCGCTCATCAAATAATACCTCGTGTGTTAAAGGTGAACTTAGATCATACCACAGGTACAGGGTAATACATACCCCGCTTACTCAGCCGCCATTCTCACTATCACGTTTTTCAATGGCGCAAAAAAAAAGAAATAAAAAAAATCGCCACCGCCGAGCCGAGGCCGTGGCCCCAATTCGACGGTGACGTTCGCGCTACCGGACGTGAACCGGCGTCGCACCGTTCGCGGGTGATCTACCCGACGCCCGGTCATGCCAGAGTTTCACCCGGCGCACTTCACTGGGCGTCGTGTTACCGACGATACGCTGATTGCTGACGCCTAGATCACGAGCGATACGCTCCCAATTGATTCTATGCGTCACGAGAAATTCGACTGTCGCGACAATCCCATTCGAACCGGAAACCTCATCTTGCCCGGAATCGAGAATGGTTTTTCTCGCGATGGCCTCGCGCTCTTTCAGCGTTGCCAGTTCCAATCGAATGCGATGTAACTCATCGACGGCGTCGCGAACATCAGCCGCGCTGGCCGCCAGATTTTTCCATTTCATAGGTTATTCTCCACTTGTTGAGGGTTTGTTAATCAGGGTGACATACTCTCCGAAATTCTTTTCGAACACGTCGATAAGATTATCGTAATCGCCAGACATCATCTGGTGTTGTATGTCGCGGAACCGAATGTCTAACTGTCGGCAAAGGTCTTGAGCGTGGGCCATCAATGCAAAGGCGTTGCCCTGCTCACCCGATACATCTATTACATGTGTCATGTGTTACCTCGCGTTATAGCAACATGAAAATAATCGCGAACGCCATGATCGAAAAAACAATCGTGGCGAATCGCGGACTCGTTCTCCGAATTGAATCGAAGAACATCCACAAGATTAAAGCGGAACCGAGCGATGCAATTATTGTCATCATCGTCGGCCCCGCTTGCAATCAAGTGCATACAAACAGCAGGAGGCGAATTTGCGTTTCCATTGTTTGGCATCAGGTATCCAACCTGTTTGGGAATACGGATGCTCTAAATGGTCACTCTCCCACGTCAAAGTTTTTGTAACCTTGCGTACCCATCTATCGATGTCATACGCAAAAACAATGAACGACCCGTGATAGAGATGATCCGCTCTGTACTCGACAGCGTAGGTGTTATGAAACAGTCGCCATCTTAATCGTGCTGACGTTAGATCGGGCAGTTCCATAAACTCTTCGAATGCTTCGGATACAGGATAAACAAACAACGACGCCTCTGCCTGTTTCAACTGAGTAGCGTTCATCGTTAATCCTCGCGTTAGAAAATAAAAAAGTGGAATAGTTTGAAATCATAACCACCATTGGATTTTCCCTGCGAGGAATTAACTTGGGATGACGTGTACTGACTCGCCCCACTCAACGCGCTTTAACATAGGTGCGTCGGTGATACCCCATAGTACCGGGTAGTCAGGCACATCCTTTGGCCATCTACAGCGACCGTCCGTAAAGTAGATCAGCGCATCAACATCGTCGATGTTGTCCTCAACATATTTGAAGACAGGATCAAATCTAGTTCCACCGCGACCCGGAAAGACAAAGCCAGATGCATCGTCCGGGTACTCGTCCGACTCGAAGAAAGAAACGCCTTCGAGTATTACTCGTGTGTCGCAGGGAATGTAGGTGACACTGCACTGGTACTTTTCGGCAACATCCAAAAGAGATGACAACATCAACACGGCCTCGGCATCAGTAACACTGCATGACGAATCACAGGCCACAACCAAATGATTAAGACCACGCCGTTCGATAGAGGAAAAATATCCTTCCTCTAGCATTCGACGATTGGGACGCGACCATGTTTCCTCTGTGCGTGTAGCGTTACGCGCGCAAAAGTCATCGATCAAATCTTCCCATTGGATGTCGATGTCGTTACGTCCTCGAAGATTAGAAAGCATATTGCCTGAGCAATCGCCATGCTCTCTCTTTTCTTCTTCCATGATGGCAACCGTGATAGCGGTATCCCATTCGATCTCCAGATTGTTGTCGGTTACAGGTGCTTGCCTGAATTCACCATCGACACCCTCTGTGGGATCGGGAACATCATCAGGCCCATACACTGTGGGGCCATCGTTACTGCTATCGCCATCGTTACTGTTGTCGTTTCCGGGTTGTTCCGGTTGGCCGTCACCCTCGCCGGGTTCTCCCGGTTGATCTGGTTGATCAGGTGGCGGTGGTGTACGACGTTCGTTGCGATAGATGCGCTCGAATGACCAACCATCGTAATCGTGATTGATCAAAACATTTTCGAGATGCATCATCCCGGCATTGTCTAGCATGTTGTTGATCTCGTAATCACCCGCAACATTAGCGGTCTTGTGATCCATGCCATCTTTCATGCGAAAGGGATGTTTCTTAACAACGTGGAATACTTCATGTAACCATAGTGCCGTGACCCCTCGTTTCGTTAACTTGATAACGAACCAAGGATTGAAACCAATGATCACTGCGTCGGTGTACGCCGTCTCGCAGGTAAAGTCAGGCACAAGTTTTAATCTCAAACCTGTGCGCGTTACTGCGCCATATTTCTTGGCACCGCGCGACCGACCTATCTGCATCAGGTCAGTCGCCTGTTGTGCAACCTTCACCCACTCGGCGGAATGAATGATCGAAATATTTTCCATGCATTCTCTCCACTTGTGTTAGAAGTAATCAGAAGCCGTGGCCTTTGCCTTAGCCTCAACTTTCTTTGCCTTGGTTGCGATGCGTTCTCGCACAGTTTCCACCGTCTTCAATTGTTCGGCGTTGTACTGGCATAGTTCGCGCGCTTCTTTGCAAAGTTCATCGAGCGCGGGATCACCAAGATTACATTTAGGTATGATCACCTCGACCAATTCGCGGACGTGATCAATCAATGAGTCTTGTGTTCTGGTGTCCCCGGCCTTCTTCGATAATATGTCGGCCATGTTGCCAACCTTATCGATGAATCGCTCTAGCAAGTCGCTGTGAATCTTTTTAACCATTGCGTCTTGCCTGTCCTGCTCTTCGCGTCGCATCTCGTCGGTGTACTTCCCGGCGTCGATGTTGCCGACAGTAGGAATACCAAACAGCGCGACGTTATGAGAAAACTTAGAGCGCACCTCTTCGAGTGGCGGGTAATCTTCGCGATTAAATAAACCGCCCATCAGTTTTTGTCCTTTCTCAATAAATGAATCGTAATTATTAAGCAGGACATTGATCGCCTCGTCGCGATCATCTAACAGTACACCCAACTCTTCCATCGCAGTCGGCATGGAAGATACAACGATTAAGCGCGGTGCTTTCGACTGACCGTTATCGTCAGTGGCCTGTGGTAATTTGAAAGTCCACTTCTTTACCCATGCCCTGATCGCACCGTTAGCCGATACAACAGGCGATATATCCTCCTTATAAAAACGATTCTTAGTAAAAAGGAATGCATTTGGTTCGGCATCGTATTGCTTGACTAACTCTGCACTTACCTCGTCATCCTTAACCTTGAATGACATGTTGCTGAGTCGAACGCCGACCATCATGCAGTCCTCGCTTAGTACTGGCTGAGTGCCAGATACATCTGCTACTACACTTGGTGCCATGATTTTATCCTCGTGTTGGCTTACCTAAACACCATGCAGAAACGTGATAAACATTCTGCACAGTGTTTCGAACGAGGGCCACTCGTTCTCATCAGTAGGCGTTATGCATTCAAGGCGTCGCAATTGAGTGCCATGAATTCTTTGAACACCGGGTGCGCTTCGCCCTTGGCAGGTTTCCACTCAGGGAAATCGATTTGACGTTTGGGGTCTTTGCATTCGGTAGCAAAGTAAGTAACGTCCTGCGCCCAAATCTGTTGGATGTCTTCACCGAGACGTGAGACGTACTGCCAGTAGATACTGGCGTTACTGTTGTTGGTGAATCGTGCCAACATGTATGCGACAACGATGCAAAGATCAACGCGCTCACAACCATTCTGCGTTGTGTTCGCCTGTCGTACATGTATGTCGGATGTTGTTACCGTTTCACCGGGCAGTCGGCAGTGTTCCGGGTCAGCCTCGACCTCTTCTCGTGTCGGCAACAGATCAATACCACCGCACATCGATGCGAACTCAGAGCCAATCGAGATACCGACCTCCGAGCAAGCATGTAGTCTTATCTCTTCGATGTCGGTAACACCATTGATCAGCATGCTGACTCGCTCCCATGAACGAGCAGACGCACTAACGATTCTCCCATCCTTCGGATTGAAATCGTTAAGCGCATCAGGGTGCGCGCGGATGTAAGTAACGACACGCCAATCGATGTTGTTGTTCACTGCCCATGCGCGCCATGACTCAACGTCGGGCATCAATTGAACATGCGAGAAACGATCAGCGGTATGACTTAACATCTTTGTCGTACCGGCACGATCCGTGTGCGGGTTACCCGCCATGACTACGATAACGTGATCAGCCTTCACATCGTCGGGCTGTGCCTCACCGTTACCCGGCCCCGGCAAAACATTTGTGTCACCGATTCTGCGCTCGTGCGGAATGCGTCCACCAACCAACTGAACGATTCCTGATGCTTGCGGAAACTCATCAAGGAACAGAATGACACGGCCACAACCTTCGCGTGGCCACCATGACGGCGGTGCATACACGGTGTTGTAATCGGTGCAAGCCTTGTCGATACCTTGTCGGTAAGGAATACCGCGAACATCGACGGCGTCACATTCAGCGAGACGTACCTCGATCACAAGGTAACCATACTGCGATGCGATCTGGTACACGATGGCCGACTTACCAATTCCACGCTGACCCCAAATCATTATCGGCAACGTCGTTTCGATATGACGGCGCAGTTTCATTACAAGGGCAGACACCAGAACAGGGAAACCAAACAAACATGACTCCTCGTCATACACTAAGTTCAACATGTTGATAATACCTCGCTAGGTTTTGATGCAGAATGCATCGTGATGCCCTTAACCAAAACGTGATAATGATTAAGGGCATGGACGATAAATTCTATTTCAGTTCACGTCCCGGCCAGTTGCACCAGATGTTGTTATCGTCAATGGCTCGACACTTGCCATGCTTGCGACAATGACCACAAAGATTGTTGACCAACCAATCCTGATGCTCGTCCGCTTTCTGTTGCTTAGTCTTGCGTTGCCGTTTCACTTCGTACCCCAAGGTAGTGCATAGTGCTTGGCACATTCGGGGCCGTAACCAACAGTCGTTGACCGCTCGTCCTTGAGTGAGTGCATACAGAAACAACAGTTACCAGACAGGCGACCGTAGTCACTGGCAACACCGGCAGGATCATCAGCGAATTTTACTAACGCACTGCCGACATCAGTTGGTGCCTCGCGTGTTGGAAAGTACTCGCCTGTGTGCGGGTTGATCTTTCCGTAATACGTTGACTCGTGATAACCGCCTTCACTCTTAACATAGACCCAACCGGGATTCGCTCCACGTTCCCCGGCAAGGGACACAACAACTTCACCGCCATTCTCATCTCGACGCATTCGAAACTTGGGAAACTTGAGATGCTGTTTGGCATGTTGAAGCATAAGCACTAACGCACCGAGGTTACCGATAGCAACAACCTTGGGCCGTGGATTGTCTTGCTCATCTTCAATCTTGAGTAGCAGTGCTACTTGTTTGTGTGAAAGGGGATACTGATCAGCGCGCCCAATGATGTCAGTCAAGATCGGATGCGCTAACGTACCATCGACAACACGTTGTGCAATGCGCGTTACATCTGCATTGGCTTTGTTTTCATCGAGCATTAGATAACTCCTGAGTAGTCGAAGAGAATTAATAAAAAGATCGCAACAACAACGATCAAACCTGTTAACCCATAAACAAATTCCTTAGTCATTGATCACCTCGCAGAACATGTGCATCGTTGCGATGCCCCGGCTTAGTAGATGTAACTACGATCACCAACGGGCATGTAATTGTCTGAGCCACTAGGCCAAAGGCGTAGCCTCGTAACGATTGTTACCCTTGAGTCCGAGTCAAGGAACAAGATGCAACGATGCGAATATCAGAACGCCAGTGAACCGGCGTGTTCAGAAACGTAGAAGGTAAGACTGCTAGGTATTTCTTTCTCGACAACTTTAACAACACGGTCTCGAATCTTTACATCATCGAAAGACAACTGACCGAAACGGTTCTGCTTGTATTGAAAGTTACTGCCACGCTTACCACGGAATGAACGCATGACCGAACAAGAAAAGCGATACGTCATCTCTCTTTTTTTCTTGCCAATCTTTCTGCCTTGTTCCTTGCGCTCTGGTGTTCCATGTTCGGCAGTGCCGATTGATTTACTTAGTGCTAGTTTGTGTTGCGGACTAACAGCAAAGTTAATCATGTGAACGAACGCATCAGACGGCGGGACAAACTCTATTGATCGCGACATAAGCGTACCTCGCAGATTGTTAAAAGGAATACATCGACAAACACTCGAACGGCTCGTCTCTACATTGGCGAGAGTAGTAGTCGCACAAGGCATTATCTCTTTCGAGTGTTAGCAGTTAACCGGGCACAAAGTTTACCGAGTGCTTGTCGATGCAATCCAAATGCCATGCGTTGTGATTAGTTCAGCAGGTAAGTAGTAGTGGCTCTGACATGGACAGTCGCCGACGAACGTTAACAACAATCGATGGGAACACCTCGACCACAACAACGCTTCACCTAACAGTGAGGCAACATACATGGCAGTCCTACTAGATCGTGCGGACAAACATACACAACGGCATGGACTTTCAAACCATTAGTCTCTAAAGCGACAAACCTGAATAGCCCTTAGTACTGCTGATCTCTAGGCACGCTATTCTGTCCTGCCGGTAAGCACGAGCGAGGTAAACGATGGCAACAAGCGCGGGACAGCCAGAGCCAAATTAGGCGACTCTTTCGTCCGTACCTCGACTCCTCCGGGATTGGTCTATATAAGCATTTCCTTATGGCCCCGAAATGTCCGGGGGGAAGGTTGATTATAATCGTAATCCCACCAGATGTACAGAAGGTATGACATGAGACACATAGGCACCCATAGAATGAATTGCTCTGCATCAGCAGGGAAGGTGCCTAGTTCTCCAAGGGGACTGACACAGTTCTCGGCCTATTCTCAGCATGTGGGGAGAGACGCCAGAACCTGAGTCCGGCAGATGGGAATGGTGGTGGTGGCAATGGTGGTGGAGGCGCGAATGCTACGGTATGACCCAGAGGTGGGGCAGACGTACAGCGGATCAACTGCCAGTCGGGCGGGGATATCGCGGGAGGGCGCGCATTGCAATATTGCCTGATCGCCTGTCCACCGGCATCGACAGACCAGAGCCAGAGCAGACCGGGAGCGGTAGCAGACCACGAGGGGATCGCGGTAACTTCGCGATGACTTAAAAAGCCTCGCGCGGAAAATGCGGATCGGGACTCATCGAAGATAGTGGGGCATCGCCTACTGAGCCGACCCCTTAGTGACTCAAATGGTATAACCACCTAATACGTCTCAGGGAGATTTCCGTTTGGTTCCCAAACTAATGCACCGTCAGGCACCTGAAAGCCAGAATGACTGGCATCCTATCTGGAAAAAGTACCATGAAACGTGGCTTTGGCCTGATTTCCACTACCTTTTATGGAATCACGACGATAACCTGCAACTTGTTGAGGAATTCTTCCCTCAGTACTTGGAAGTCTTCAACAAATTTCCACTAAATATCTATCGCATAGACTTCGCTAGGAACCTTTTTCTCAAGAAGTGGGGAGGGGTGTACGCTGACATGGATTTCGTCTGTTACAGGCCATTCTACGGCCTCCTAGACGGTGAAAAGCCCACCCTTGTAGAAAGTCTTTCTACGTCAGACGAGATTATCCAGAATTCGATGATGGCATCGCCTCCAGATCACCCGTTCTGGGATGCCGTGGCCGAGAATTCCATCCAATTTTTTTACGAAAACGAAGATCGGATCATGGCCAACCGCGATGAAGACATCGGGGACATGGTAAAGGGCTGTACAGGGCCGTTTAACCTCACCAAGACCTTCGGACAGGTCGGCGGGGTCAAGGTTCTGCCCAAGGAGAAGTTCAATCCTTGGCCATTACCTCAAGACAAAAGTGGTATTTACTGCTACCATTACCAAACTGGTAAATGGGACTGCGATACGACGGGTTGGGATTTAGACGAAGAAACTGGAGAGGCGCGTGACCGTTAACATAATCATTACTCTGTTCGTATTTTTCTTAGGGAGAATTCTAGGGTGGTAAGCAAAATACAGGAAAGGCTTGTAAACCAATTGAAAGCCAAGGGAATAGGCAAAAAGGGAAGTTATGCTATTTCCACAGCCGCTTTGCAGAAGTCTGGAAATTTGAAAAAGGGGACAAATAAAGCCACCAAGAAGGGAATTAAAAGAGGCAATATGTCTCCCGCAGAGAGGGCAAAAACAAGGAATGCTTAATGAGGGATAGGATGGGGACAGGATGCAATTGCCCAGATTGTCTGGCCGCCAACTGCGAATGTACCAATATGTGCGGCGAATGCCTGTCCTGTGAGGAGTGTTTATGCGATAAATGCGGAATCCCCCCCAGTAACGAGTAACTCATTCCCCGCCAGTAATGAGTAACTGATTCCGTGCTAGTAATGAAAGACCCGAATCTGATTGATTTCCTCAACATCTGTATAATACCCAATATGACTGTAATGGAAAATTTTACGGAACCTTCCCCTCTTGGGGAAACCCGTCTGAAATCGGGCCGAACCGTCACTTTTCGTCTTTCGGATATCCACACAGTTAAGGTTAACGGCGAACACAGTTCCGTTGAATTCTGGATATCCCCTATAGCCGCTATTAGATTAAACGAGTTGCTCTTCAGTGATTCTGCTGGCAAGACCTAAACTTATCGTTATCGATAATGCTCTGACTCCAGAGCAATGCGAGCATCTGATGCATCTTGGGGGCGCGGTCATGGAGAAATCAACCGTTTCCAAGACCCCAGAACAGGCCAAGGAAGAGGGTGGATACGAACACGAGGCCAGAACAGGTCAATTTGGATGGCTGGCCTGTGACCACGACGAGCAGGTGTGGGAGATTGCCCGTTCCTTCGGTGAACTTGTTCAATATCCGGTGCATCATTCTGAGGGGTTCCAGATACTGCATTACAAACCGGGTGAGCGATACGAACCTCATTTCGACGCTTACGAGACAGGAACAGAGGAAGGGGAACTCCACACTAGAGAGGGTGGCCAGAGGATGATTACGCTCCTTGGGTTCCTTACTGACGTTGACGAAGGCGGAGCCACCCAGTTTACGAACTTAGATATTACGATTGGTCCTAAACAAGGACGGATCATCATGTGGGAAAACTGTGATGAAGACATCACAAGACCACACCCGAACACGCTCCATCATGGGATGCCTCCCATATCTGGAGACAAATGGAACTTCACCCTCTGGTTCAGAGAAAGAGCAATGCCGAACCATTCATGGGTAGTCAGGAAATTGGATTCTTATGGCGGGATTGATCAGAGCGAGGACAGCCTCGGAATATAAAACGGGTGGGGGCAAACCCAGAAACTACAAAAGAGAATATAAGAAATTTCACGCCTCACCAAAGTCCCGCGCGGAACGTGCTTCGCGTAACAGGGCAAGAAGGAAAATGGTTAACGCGGGTAAAGTCCGCAAAGGCGATGGGAAGGATGTACATCATAAGAACAGGCGTCCCATCGATAACCGTTCTGGCAATCTAAGTGTAATGTCCAGAAGTAGAAACCGCGCCATCAAGTGAACTATAGACCTTTGCCTGAAGGTCTTACGATTAGGGAATCTGAAATTCAGGGGCTTGGTCTTTTTTCCACCCAAAAGATCAAGAAGGGCGTTATAGGTATAGGCTGGGTAAAGAACGAATATTTCCCTAATGGATATGTCAGAACCCCTTTAGGTGGATTTGTAAATCACAGTGATGATCCAAATTGCACCAAAATGGTGCATGATGGGGCTGGAGTGGTCTGGTTGGAAGCCCTGAGAGATATAGAACCAGAAGAAGAATTAACTACCAAATACAGTTTTTATAGAATATTTTGGTGGAACAATGAGGCTGATTATGGCAAGGAATGAAATACGACTCGGTATGCCGGGTATCGACGTAGGTTACAAACCCAGAAAGAACGGTGACCGTCATCCCAATATGGATCGATGGGAGAAAGAAGCCAACCTCGTCAGGGAGATAACGGGTATCAAACAGAAGATGGCAGACGGCACACGCAACACCATCAACCAACTTGAAGCGAATCGTGTAGCCTCTGGCGGAAAGCCTATCGTATGAATCTTGATGATTTCATCGAGAAATCAAATACTTATCTACATAAAGCCACTTTACAACAGGCTGGGGTTTTTTATAAGAACCTGCTGGATAACTACAACAAGGACTATATAAGAGAACTTGCCAAAATAGACAGATGGTTTCTCTTGCTTATTATCCTAAACAGGAAAGACGCGGCTCATTCTTGGATTTATGATCGTTGCCGTGAAGTGGAAGCAAATTCAGAAGAGACTTTAGACCTGTGGGCGCGGGGTCATTATAAAAGCACCCTGATTACTTATGCCGGGTCGATCCAAGAAATTATCAAGAACCCGAACATTACGATAGGAATATTTTCCCACACACGTCCTATCGCCAAGGGCTTCTTAAAGCAGATCAAACGTGAATTGGAGATTAACAATTGGTTGAGGGAATTATTTCCTGATATCTGTTATGCCAATCCACGACAGGATTCACCACAGTGGTCTGAAGATGCTGGAATTATCGTCCAGAGAAACAGTAACCCAAAGGAATCGACCGTAGAAGCATGGGGGCTGGTAGATGGACAGCCTATCTCACGTCACTATGATTTAAGAATCTATGATGACGTTGTAACTAGGGATTCTGTTAATACGCCAGACCAGATTGCCAAGACGACAGAGGCGTTAGACCTCTCTCAGAACTTGGGTGGCGGACAGAACAGGGAATGGTACATCGGCACGAGATACCACTACGCCGATACCTACAGGGAATTGATAGAACGCGGGATACAAACGCGAATTTATCCAGCAACGGATAGCGGGACTCCTGATGGAAGTCCCGTTCTTCTTTCCGAAGACGAATGGACTAAGAAAAAATCCTCGATGGGGCAGTATGTTCTGGCCTGTCAAATGTTACAGAATCCAATAGCGGGTTCTGAACAAGTGTTCAAACCGGAGTGGATAAGGAGAGTGGAGGTTAGACCTCGAACACTCAATATCTACATTTTGTGCGACCCGGCTCATTCCAAGAAAGCCACCTCTGACCGCACCGCCATCGCGGTCGTTGGGGTTGATCACGCTTTCAACAAGTACCTCTTGGATGGAATGTGTCATCGCATGAACCTGAAAGAGCGGTGGACAACACTGAAGACATTACGTCAGAAGTGGCTACGACAGTCCGGTGTTCTCGTTGTGAAAGTCGGATATGAGCGATACGGAAAAGATGCCGATATCGAGCATTTCGAAGAGATGATGCAACTTGAGAATGAATACTTCCCTATCGAGGAACTTGCATGGCCAAGAGAAGGACCGGGTTCTAAACGGGATCGCGTACAGAGATTACAGCCTGACTTTGAGAACTGGCGATTCTTCTTGGCCCCTTCTGATGACCGTGTGACCAGTGATCAGAAATCTGCGTTGGCTAGAGGGGATGCTACTTTAATCGTAAGACCGATAAAACAAAAAGATGAGAACAATCGGGTCTACGACGTTACTCAGAAACTAATCGATAACGAATACAACCTATTCCCCGCTGTCCATGTGGATATGCTGGACGCACTGTCAAGAATTTACGATATAGAGGCGACACCCGCCAGAAATATCTATCCAGACGACTTGGAACCAGCGGCACTACCCGCGTTTTGAGCCTTACTACACAAACTGATGGTGAAACCTACAGAAATGAAGGTGTAAAACAATATTCTGAAAAGGGATATTCGCTGAGAAAGATTCCTATTGATCTCTACTACGATATCAAGGGGTGGTACGTCTACCATAAAGACCGTATAGGGTCAGAGAAGATTGATTCCGATCACATGAATGAAGCGGATATTCTTAGTCTTCCAGATGATCTGATGAATAAGATGGATATTCGGATCGCTCCAATTATAAGAGATTGGGCCAAGGAAGAAGTTCAACTATCAGCAGTTTATGGCATCAGGATATACAGAAATGGTTCATGGCTGAAGAATCATGGGGACAGGCCCGGTCATATTTTAAGCGGCATCCTGAATATTGATCAGGACGTGGATGAACACTGGCCGCTTTACATGGAACACCATGACGGCAGTGCTGAATATCATTATTTACAGCCGGGGGATTTGATGCTTTATGAATCTCAGTTAGTACACGGGCGTGAAATACCCTTAAAGGGCAGACATTACGCAAACATTTTTATTCATTACCGACCAAGGAGTTGGGCATGATGCAAGGAACCCCAGAAGAACTCGCTTGCCAGTTCCTTTCTCACTATGTTGATGCTCCGAGAGAAGAACTGCAAATGTTGGATATAACCCAAGGGCTGACTGCCCTGTTACAGGGTGTTGTTGCTGAAACTGTTCGCGTAATGAATGACGAGCAATCACCAGAGGTATTGCACTGATGGCTAATACAAAAGAAAGGGTTTACCCCTTTAGGGAACTTGTCGAGAAAATCGCTGGTCCCGAACAGAAAGTCCCGGTCTACTATTTTTCTGGTGGGCGGATTTTATACGAAGAACCCAAACGGCCTTATGGTCCGAGGAGATCGCAATGAAAGAGTGGTTCATGTCTAAACCTGTGAAGACGAAAATTATCATAGGTGCAGTTGCTGTAATAGTTGTACTCGCAGTGTTGAACCAAATCTTCGGCTAATGACAGAAGTCGTCCTCGATACCCATAAGC